CGATACCGTCATCAGGTAAAGCTGAGTGCCGTCGAAGTAACTGTTGTAAGCGCCAGACACTGAGTTATAGGTGACAGCCGATAGGTCACCGAAGTTAGACCCAGAGTATGTGATGCCGCGCGCCGCACCGTTGACGTATGGCAAATCATAGAAATACCACGTGTCATACACGTAGTTGTAGATAGCCGCCCTATTGCAACCGGGGTAGCCTGTGTTGTTACCAATAGGGAACCGACAGTATGGGTCACGCGACACATAGCAGAACATCACTTCGCCCTGCTTGGCGTTGTTTACCACAAAGAACTTGGAAGCTTCAGTCGTGACGATATTGTTGAAGATAAAGTCACGGACTCGGCCCATAGCGATGGACTTATTGGTGTAACCATCGTGGGACCATATGTCCTCGTTACCAAACACATAGTGAATAGAGTTATGCTCTGCCACACAGTTCTGGTTAATGACGCCTCTGTTGTTGAACAGACGACGATAGTTGAACACCAAGCTATCGCCCCGATACTCCATGCTCCACGTTTCATTGCGGGCGTAGAGTATCATTCGGTCACGAAGAGGCCATCCGTCTAGCAGTGGGTCTTGAAGGTCGCCTAGGACGTTCTCTGTGGCGCTATTGTTGGTAGCAGCAGTCCATGCACCCGGAGGTGAACCAAAGACCGAGAAGTCGCTGGTCTTCACCATGGTCGGGTAGCGGACACCGTTCTTGGTGATGTTGAGCGCTACAAGGACACCTTGGAAGGAGCGTAAGGCTTCACAGCGCCACTCTGAGTTCCAGTTGGGGAGTGTGGCGAAGCTGGAGCCACCCGTAGTCTTATACCAAGGAACTCGGTCGCTACGGTTTACATAGACCACATCATTCAGGATGGTGGCGGTATACACCAAGCCACTATCACCCGGTGAGTATCCAGCAGGACTTATGTTGACTTCAGTCGGCGCAGTGCCGGGAGTGGAAGCCGCCCAGTTGGTGATGGTTCCATCTCGGTTGAACACTAAGAATTGGGAACTATCGTTCAAAAGTTTATAGGCTATACATTGGGATGGCGTGGTGTTGCTAAGAGCACCCACAGCGTTAAAGATAGGTCCACGCTGAATACGGTTGTTCGTAAAGCGGACGTTAGAACCCATGGTGAACGCAGTGATGGGTAGATCAACCGGAGACCAGTCCGTATTGACCCCGAGTTTGCCGATGTCACGGACTGGAACGATGGTCATCTATAGTCCTCAAAGCTTCATAATGTAGGCCAAGGCGTAATACGGAGGAACGGTAGGAACCGCAGAACTCGCAGCCGTATTGTTGTGGATGTGTGAACCAGAGCCACCAAAGGAACTGTTAGACGCCGTGATGCCAGTCACACGAGTGTTGATGCTGATACCCGTGTAGTTCGTGCCAGTGACGGTATTCGTCTTGCCCTGCTCTGCGGTGACAGCAGCCACGCTACCGTTGACCACAGTGCCACTGTTAGACCTGTCGTAGCTGTGAGCGTGACCGGGGTCCGTGATGGCGTGGTTATGCCCCGGATCAGTCACGGTAATCGTGTGGGCATGAGCAGGAACCTGAGCTTCTGTCAGGGTTACCGCTTGGTTGGTCAGTGTGATGGTCGGAGTGTTACTAGCAGCACCACCAGTAGAACCCACGGAATACGAGGTGCCTGCACAGACCACAAAACGATTGGTCAGGTCAGGTGTCGTAATGTTACCTGAGCCGTCAGTCTTCGCTACGGTCTGACCGTTACACAAAGCCCAGCCGGAAGGAACACTAGACGTAGAGCCTGACCACAGCAGGATGGAACCAGTGGGGACTAGAGCACCATTCAGTTGGGCCTGAGTGGACGTTACAGCACCAGTGAGGTTCGGAAAGGTGGACTTAAGGACAGACTTTAGTAACCGAATGTGGTCGTCAGCTTGACCCACAGGATCAGAGCCGGGAGGGTTACTTGAGTTAAGGTCGCTAATGAAACTTGCAGATTCTATGGCCAACGTGAGGCTCCAATTGTTACTCGGAGTCCTCCAGTCGCTGGTAGAACTCACCTACTTTAATAATTTCTTCGGGTGAAGCGTTAGATTTAATTCGGTTTGCTTTTAGGGACACAATGATGACGTTGCCCTTAATGTAACCAAGGGCTGGAATAATGCGGTCAATAGAAGGACTGTTGTTTCTACCGTCTTCATTACCGAAAGCTAATTCAATGCCTAATACCGGACATTTGTTATCTTTAGGGTAAATGGAAAGAATATAATCAGTATCTAGATCAAAAGGTATACCCTTAGATACAGCTTTAGACTTTGTTGTATTCAAATTAATACATACTCTAGTTCTAAATGCTGCTTTTGGTGAATACCAATGTCGTCCTACATACACAAAACCATCATCACGAGTATCCCCTAACTTGGGTTTACTCATGGTTTCTCTTTAATGAATTACACAAGAAATAAGGTTACTAAGGTAGCTTAGAGTATGCTCTTAGTTTTTCTTATATGAATAAACATAAATACAATCTTCGAGTTTACTCTAAGATACCTATAGCTGGTCAGGAATGGGTGGCAGTAGTTACTAGGGGTATCCAGACCCCATGCCTCTGGCTCCTGTCGGCCAGCAAAACTACGCATTGTTCGCGTGTTCTCTTCTATATGCATAGATAGAAGCAAAAAGTGACGCCAAGTCATTGTTCTTAAAGGGTCTCAGCGAAACTACGTGTTTTTCAGGAAACTGGGGGTTCTGGGGGTTACTTTGAGCACCGGAACGGTGTTCCTGTGGTTCCATCTGGCTCGGGTTTTGGTTCCATAAGTTGGCGAAAGGTTGCTCTGAGACGAACAACAACCTAGCCGCTTCAGGCAATTTTTTGAAAAGCAATTTTCAAGCGATTAGCAGGGGGAGACAAGCGGTAGGGACCCGTTGCAACCTGTGGTCGCTGCATGTTCTTGTGGTTGCTCACTGTTCACTGTGGGTTGCGGACTAGGTATCCGCTTGGCTTGTTAGATGATGCATGATGTAGACGCAGGGTTACGCATGGCAAACCGTGTGTGAATTGTTAGACATTCGGCGGACATTTGCCGGACATTCGGTAGACATTGGCAATGGTTAGCCATAGGCATCTATATCTAGTGTGTATCATCTACATCTTGTATAAATTACGATTATTTATAGGTTTTCATAAGTTGTTGAAAACAAACGGACTTCTCGACACTACGCATTGTGTCATAAACTATTGATAATAAAGGCGAATCTTTGCGCGATTTGCCCTAAGAGCAACCTTTCGCCCCCATACATAACCTATTGATTTTACACACACTAAAAATAGGTGTTTGCCCATGGGCAATTAGTGCTATTCTGCACTCATCGGAAACAAATCAACACGGGATAACACTATGAATAAGCAAAGCCTAAACCGCGCAATCGGTCTCGCCATGTCTGCCCTGCAGCAAGCCCGCGCCTTTGGTTATAGCCAGCGCGCTGTTGCTTTCATTAGTTGCGCCCTGAGTATGCTCAATCGTGCGCGGGCTAGTCTTAAGGTTGGCGATGCAGCGCGGGCGCAATTGCTTGCGTCAATAGCTCATCAACAAATCACGTGCGCCATTGCCGCGCGCTAATGGTTGCCCATGTTCACCACAAGCGACACTAGGGGATAATCTCATGACCTATTCAAGCTTTGCCTATGGCTTCTTCTTCGCTATGTCCATTGTGTTTGCTGGTCTCACGATTGGCTTTTCTACCATGGCTTTTTTCATGGGCTAATGGTTGCCCATGTTCACCACAAGCAACACAGGGGATAATGCTATGAATAAGTTCTTTTCGTTTACGCTAAAATCACGCAATAGCAAAACGGGAGACATTCCCGTTTCTACTAGCAATAAATCCACCTGCCCTAATGCCTGCCCATTGCAAGCCACTGGCGCTTGCTACGCAAAGCATGGTCCGCTTGGCATGCTATGGTCCGCTATTGATACAGGCAATGTGAAGCGCGGCGCTATTGTTTGGCAGACATTGCTTGAACGGGTGAAAGCCTTACCCGATGGCCAATTATGGCGCCATAACCAAGCCGGTGATTTGCCGGGAGATAATGACTGCATTGACCCTGTGGCCATGCGTGAACTTGTGTCTGCCAATAGCGGGCGCAAAGGCTTCACCTATACTCACAAGCCTGTGGAAACAAACGAAGCCAATGCGGCGCTAGTCGCACATGCCAACGCTAATGGCTTCACTGTCAACCTTAGCGCCGACAACCTATCCGAAGCCGATAGCCTAAAAGCGCTCAATATCGGTCCTGTGGTGACTGTGTTGCCACGCGAAGCGCCAGCCGTTTCCTATACGCCACAGGGACACAAGGTTGTGGTTTGCCCTGCACAAACCCGAGACGATGTGACATGCAAATCATGCGGCCTGTGCGCCATAGCAGCGCGAGACGTTATTGTGGGCTTTCTTGCCCATGGCGTTAGCGCGAAGAAGGCTGAAGCCATTGCTTTGGCCTAATGGTTGCCCATGTTCATACTGTGAAAGGTAAACCCATGTCTTACGTCATACAATTCCGCACTCGCACCCGTCACGATTACAAGTGGCGAACGATTGGTCCGTTTACCTATGCAACCCGCGAACATGCGGTAAACGCAGCGCGCCTAATGTTTCCCCATGGCTATTCGTTCGACTGTGTGCGTTTTCGTTCTACTCACAAGGGGAATTGACCATGTCTTACAAGCCAGAAGTTCAAACTGATAGCAGCGGCAAATGGTATGGCAATGCTTTGCGGTTTGCCACGTATGAGGAAGCATTCGAGAACGCCCGCGACCTGTCATGCCGGTGGTTTGCTGTTATGGATTTCAGAGCCAGTGAAAGCAGCGACCCTGTGAACTATGCCTATCGCGACCACAAGCTTGTTACGTTGGAAAGCAAGGAAACAACGCCATGAAACGCGAACGACTAGCAGCAACCTATGCCGAATGGGTCGTTGATAATCTCTCTTATGAGGACTTATGTGAACGAGCCGAAGAAGCAATTGTGCGCGACATTCTAGAAGGCTTAGAGAACGGCAGCATTACCGAAGACCAGTTATTCGATGAGATGGAGCAAGACTAATGAGCAACCACCACAACACGACGCCCTCGCGCGTTTATACCACCCCCCGCGCGTATCTCGCGTTCTACACGTTCCTCGACGCCCTCGCGTTTATTATGGGCGTGTTGCTCGGTGCATTCACTCTAGGCCGCATGATGGCTTGGTATTTTTTTGGCCAATAGTATGCCCATGTTCACACACACACTGAAAGGCTAGTATCATGAACTTCCACTATACCCGCACCTCGCGTTCTACTCACGCTCTCACTGAGGACGCCCTCGCGCTACTCGCGCCCTCTGTGTTCGCTCTCGACAAGCACGAGTCACGCAGCGACAAGTTTATTGCTGTTCCAACCATTGATGTGGTGCGTGAATTACAGCGGCATGACTTCCTGCCTATTGGCGCAAAGCAGAGCCGCACACGCGACCCCTCGCGCCGAGAGTATACAAAGCACCTTATACGTTTCCGCCATGCTTCTACCATCACGCCCTCTCGCGCGACTGATGGTGTCCCCGAGATTATCCTTAAGAACGCTAATGACGGGACCAGCGCTTATGATCTGATGGCAGGCGTCTGGCGCGAGGTGTGCCTAAATGGTCTTGTGGTGCTTCAGGAAGGCATTGAGTCTATCAAAGTGCGCCACAATGGCCGCAGGGTCATAGATGACGTTGTCGAGGGAACATATCGCGTCCTAGGGCAGACTGAGACCTATATGGCAGCACCAGAACAATGGTCCGCCATCGCCGTCTCGCGCGAGGCTGCTATGGCCTATGCGGAAGAGGCGCACATGTTGCGCTTTGAACCTGAGAGCAACACCACAGTAAAACCCGTTGACCTATTGCGCCCCCGTCGCGCGGAGGACAGATCAACAGACCTATGGACTGTGTTTAATGTTGTGCAGGAAAATATCATTAAAGGTGGCTTGTCGGACACTCGCGTGTCTCTCGATTCGCGCGGGCGTCAACGTGTTCGCTACATGCACACGCGACCTGTCAACGGTATTGACCAAGACATCAGCCTGAACCGCGACCTGTGGCAACTAACAGCCACTATGGCTGGACACATCTCGTCGCAGCACCTCGCGGCCTAACACATGCCAACCATAAGCCCCTCGCGCGCCATTAGTGTGCGCGAAGGGTTACCCATGGACATATACTAATGACTCCTAAAGAAGCTTACGCCATCCTAGGCGAACCCCTCGCGCATTATGAACTTGTGGGGCTTGTCAAAGCCCTACTCCACCCCTCGCGCCCCTCCACCCCTCGCGACTATGAGCGACTCGCAGCAGCCATGTGGGCCTTACGCCACAGGGACGCATGGTCGCGCGAATGTCTGTGGAACCAGCGCAACCCTCCCCGCACCCTCTGGACCCCAGATCAACTCAAGGCGTTTGCCCTATGACCACCCTCACCCATGCCATCGCGCCTTTGCGCTTCAAAAACTACCTGACCACTGGGGATACCTTCGGCCTAGGTCCAGATGACCTAGAGACCTGTGACAGGTGCTTTCCACATGAGACTGTGGGCGACCTATTCATGGTGGAGCCTGCGCCTCGCGCGATGCACACCCGTAATGATCCTCCCCTCGCGTTCTATACGTTTGTAAAGGCCGAAACTCACATTTCCGGGGAGGACCACCAGCTATTAACAGCCGCAGCGTAAAAACTGGTTGACAAGGCTTGGCGACGCAGCCACCCTATTATTGTTACGCGATGACATAATCCTTTCTTCAATGAAGAGGTGTGTCCAATGAAACGCGTAGCAATCCCAGACAACCAGACGGCCCTAGAAAGCCCAGAGAAGCCCGTAGAGCAGCTTGCTGCCCCCGCGCGCTATATGGGTAGCCATGGGCAGCCAAATGAACCACAGAGCCGTTCTACGGCGTCTGGAACCAAGGAGGATAGCGCCACAAATAATGTAGTTGTTCCGTGTATGTTCTCAGGTTACAGTCAGCGTTTCATCCCTCGCGTATCCAGTGGACGCAGTCCCTGCTTTGAGGGAAATGAAAATAACGGTATTAATCCCGGTAGTGAGGCAGATATGGGTAAACCGCCTGAAAACAGCGTTGTATGCAAGTTGTCGGATGGCTATTTGATTGGCGACAGAATGGTTGATGGTATTGAGACAAGTGTCCTTGTTGCCATTAACGCCCCCGCGCAACAGATAGTCCGAGCTAATGGTCTTCGTTACGTCGAGGTCAAGGTATTGATCCAATTGATACCGGATAGTAACAATGACACATTGGCAACCATTCGTGAGTCACAGGAGGCACAAATCTCCTGTGTCTAGTTACGGAGTGCAGTGTGAAGCAAAAGATTACTTTCAGCCCTGAAGAGCTAAAAAGCTTCAAGGCGATGATCCGCGCTCTCGCGCAATTCAAGCAACTGTCAGAACGGTTTCCTGTTAGCTACATGGAGACCCTTCTACAGGTTGCAGTGAAGCAGGGTCTTGGCACCACTGAGTATGCTGAACGTGTCAGCATAGGCAAAGACAGCACCTCGCGCACATTGGGTGTCTTAGGTGAACGCCCTCGCGCGAGAGACGAAAAGGTCTACGGGTTTCTTGAGCAGTGCGATGACCCTATCGACTCGCGCAAGACCCACTATTTCGTGACATCTAAAGGAGCGCAGCTTCTCAAAAAAATACATCAGGAACTTGAAGCATGAGCATCTATGTAGAGAAGCGCAACGGTAGACCAACCGGCAAATGGAAGGTCGAGGTGACTGTCCAAGGTCAACGCCATGTCGCGCGGACCAACAGTATGGAGGAAGCCAAACGCATCGAACAAGAGTTGAAGCTCACCGGCCAAAAACCGGACTCTAGTCGTGTCCAAATATATACCCTTGGTCATCTAGATGATGATGCTTGTCGCCGTCTGTGGGACGGCCAGAAGGATGGTGCGTATGCCTACCAACGCTGGAGGCGGTGTCTCGCGCTCCTCGGTCCACAAACGCCTATCACCGAGGTGCGTGTCGCGCGCCTAGAGCACTTGGCGCAGCGCCTTCGCGCTCAGGGTCTGTCTAACAAGACCATCAACAGGCACCTCGCGTGTGTATCTAAGGCGCTCAGGTGGGCTTGGCGTAACGACATCCTGCTCTCTATGCCCTACATCCCCCGCCTCCATGAGGACGAGGGTCGCATCGCGTATCTAAGGAACTCAGAGATACCTGTGTTCCTAGACTACCTATATGCGAACGAGAGGCCATCAGTGGCCCTGTGTCTGGAGGTGCTGCTGGTCACTGGTATGCGGGCCGGGGAGCTAATGTCCCTACTCCCTCACAACGTAGAGATTGAGGAGGACGACGCCCTAATCGTGCTTGACGACTCAAAGTCAGGCGAAGGACGCACCATACCCATCCCTCGCGAGCTAGGGGTCAAACTGTGCAAAGTGGTCAATCTGGGGCTACCGGATTACGACCTGTTGCTTCGCGCATGCCATAGGGCCAGCGAGGAACTAGGGACCAAGGATACGGTGACGCCGCACATTTTGAGGCACACCTGTGCGACCGTCCTGACAGCCTCGGGCGTTCCGACTCTTGTGGTTGCCGATCTGCTTGGCCATAGGAATCTAGAGACAACCCGTAAGTATGCTCACCCGACTCGCGATGCGCTTAGGGAGGCCACAAGGTCGATGGTAATGCGTGGTAATGCTGGTGGTAATCTTCGGGGAACTAGCGGCGAAACTAAAGTAAAATCAGGAGAACCAGCGTCTTCTCTGCTTTTACAGTCCGCCCCCTTTGCCGCTCGGGACATTCCCCCACATGGGGCGGAACCAGTAGAGAAGCCAAAAGCTTCCGTCAAGCGGCCTAAAGCTGACAAACCGAGAACAAAGGGCAGTTAGTTGCCCATCGGTCTTGAAGTGCATGGTAATTGAGTATACATGGTCACCTATGTAGATGAACATGGGCAATAGTTGCTGAAGCAGCATGTAAACAATGAGTTGGCATAGGAATTTCGTTCTATCTATGCCTATAGCATATACGCCGAGGACACAAATGGACGCTCTTGATACCACCCTGAAAAACACTGACCACAAAAGAACAAAAACTATCAGTAGGTTGGGATTTGGAGATACCGAAGAAGGCTTAAAGCTAACTGAGGTCTACTTCCCGAAGTATATAGGTTTATTCTCCTCTTGTGTGGAGACTTTACGCTCCAAGAAAGGCTATAAGAAGACTACTAAGGCTATGCTTGAGCTACCTGTGGAAACCTTAGCTGCCCTTAGCCTCAATGCTGCTATGACAAGCATGTTCAGTGATAACAATACTTTAGCCAGCACACTGAGGACCATCGGCACTGCCGTTTACATGGAGTGCTATGGACGCGAGTTGAACATCTGGAACGAAGAGGAAACAAAACGCCTTGAAGCCATGGTCAAATATAGGAATGGCTCCCTAAAACACCGTCGTATCGCTCTTCGCAGCTATGCACGAAAGCTCAAAAACTTTACCTATGAACCTTGGTCTGACTCAGAGCGTATCTGTGCTGGAAAGGTTCTGCTTGAGGTTGTTCTTGAAGGTCCGGCGTTTTGTCTGACCGAGGAACAACGTCTCGACCTGACCCCGGAAGCTTTGGCTCATCTGGAGGACATTAGCTCCGATCTGGTAATCCGCCGTCTGGTTGGTGTTCCTATGACCGGAGAGCCATTGGCGTGGCAGGAGAGCACTCTCCATATCCCTACGCCTGAAGGCGTCCCCCTGCCCTACCCTCTGGTGCGTTCGTTCCAGAAGCCGGTCAGGGCGCACGTAGACAGGGCTATCCGCAGTGGACAGGCCAAGAGTGTCCTAGAGGCACTCAACGCTATCCAAGGCGTTCTCTGGGCGATTAATAGGCCAATCCTCGCCTTGGTGAAGCACTGCTACACCCATAACATCCCTGTCCCCGGCCTACCGCAGCAAAGAGACCTTCCGGTCCCTGAGAAGCCTGTGGCTTGGGACGATATGACCAAGGACCAGCGTGTCGCATGGCGCCGTAAGGCCAGTGAGATTGCCACCGTAAACCGTGGCTACATTGGTGAACGTATAATCTTAGCGCGTGACTTTGCGACTGCTGAACATCTGGCTGATGCTGGTGAGTTCTGGATACCCCACAACATTGACTATCGTGGTCGTGTGTATGGCGTCCCGCACTTTCAGTTCCAGAGACAGCCGCACATCCGTGCGATGTTTCAGTTTGCTGAAGGTCAGCTTGTCGATGCTGAAGGTCTCTATTGGCTCAAGGTCCATCTGGCCAATGTAGGAGACTTCAATAAAATCTCTAAGGCTCCCTTCGACGAGCGTGTGTGGTGGGTTGACGATAACTGTGAGCGTCTTCTAGCGACTGCTGCTGATCCTCTCGCTGACCTTTGGTGGCTTGAGGCTGACAAGACGTTCATGTTTGTCGCCGCCTGTATGGCGCTGAAAGATGCGCTTGAGAACAAGCCTGTGCATATACCAACGAGTTTCGATGGCGCATGTTCAGGATTGCAGCACTTAAGCTCTATGGCGAGATGTGAAGACACAGCGAAACTTGTTTCACTTGTGCCTCTCAAGAAACCGTCTGACATCTACCAGACTGTGGCTGACTTGGTGAAAACCAAAGTCACGGCTGATCTCTCGTCTGACCGCGTTCTTGAGTTTAAGTCAGGCGACAATGTTCCTGTGGCTGATCTGGCGCGCAAGCTTCTTGATTATGGCATCTCTCGTTCGCTGGTGAAGCGTAACGTGATGACTTATTCATACTCAAGCAAGCGCGCTGGTATGCAAGACCAAATCTTAGAAGACACCATGCGTCCTTTGCAGCTTCAGGTTCTCTCAGGAGAACTTGAGAAGCATCCGTTTGGTGATGATGGTGGCTTTGCTACTGCCCGCTATCTGTCTGAGGTTACCTACAAGTCCATTGTGGAGACGGTGAAACGTCCTGCGGTGGTCATGAAGTATCTTCAAGACATTGCGCGGGTCATGAGCCACGAGGAGCGTCCTGTAACATGGACGACGCCTATTGGCCTTCCTGTGATGCTGAGATGCCCCAAAGTAGATACTTCATGTCTAAACCTTTTTCTACACGACAAAGGTGTGAAGGTCTGCATACAGCCACGCACAGCAGTTGAAGTTGGAGGTATGGACAAGCATAGAGCGACACTCGCTGTGGCTCCGAGTTTCGTTCATGCTTACGACGCCTGTCATCTGATGATGGTGGTTCTAGAAGCAAAGAAACAAGGCATCAGCAATGTTGCTTTGGTTCACGACAGCTTTGGATGTTTGCCGAATGAGGCAGCACGTTTCAGACAACTCATAAAGGAGACTTTCGTTCAACTCTATGTTGAGAATGACCCTTTGAAGCAAATACATCAGGAGAATTGCGCCGTTTTAGATACCCATGGATACAGAATGCCCGACATGCCGACTAAAGGCTCACTGCTAATCGAGGAAGTAAACCATGCCGAATATTCCTTCGCCTGATGATGACGAAGACGACGCACCGCTAACACAGGAGGAGATGGAGGCAATCTACGACCAACTCCCTCCGTTCGACCAAATGACGCCACAGGACGCCTGCATCGCAGCAGGCTTTCTGTTGGACATGGACATGCCTGTGCCTGTTGACCTTGTGACCAAGGCACACAGCGCTGGACTTTATATTGCACACTAACAAAGGAAAATTATGAGCAAGCATTACATCACTACGCCTATCGGAACCGCTGTTCTTCCCTTCTTGTTCGAAGAAGACAAAGAATATGGTGGTTTCAAAATTGCTATCCGTGTGGACAAGAAAACCGCTGAGACATTCAAGGCCAAACTTCTCGACACGCTCAAGAACGAAGAGTTCAAATCCAAGACGCCGCACATTCCGATTGTCGCTGACGAAAAGAATGAAGGCATGTATCTGATCCGCACAAGCTCGAAGTATCAGCCTGCGGTGTTCGACAGCAAGAATAAGGCGCTGTCAGCGAACACGAAGGTTGGTGGCGGCTCTGAGGTCCGAGCCATCGCTGAAGCTTACAAGTATGAGGTGCAGAAGAAGGAAGGCATCAAGCTGCGTTTGAAGCAGGTGCAGGTCATTAAGCTTGCTGAAGGCGGCGGTGGCTTCTCTGGTTTCGATCAGATCGACGATGGTTATGAGGCTGACGACAGTGCTCCGAGCTTCTCTTCGGAGGAAACGGTGAGTGCGCTCGACCTCTGATGTAAACCCAGTGCTACTTAGAGCAAAGTATCGCTCTAAGCTTGAAGAACGAGTAGCGAAACAACTTACCGACAACGGTCTTGAGTTCTCTTATGAGAGCGTCAAGATTAGCTACACGGTCCCTCAAAGAACTGCCCGCTATACTCCAGATTTTTTGGTTGCTGGCAGTAACATTTTGATTGAGGCCAAAGGAAGATTCCGGTCGGCCTCAGACAGACAGAAGCTGCTTCTCGTGAAGGAGCAGTATCCAGAGTTAGACCTTCGTCTTCTCTTTCAGAACGCAAATCTACCAATCTACAAGGGAAGCAAAACGACTTACGCCCAGTGGGCTGAGTCGAACGGTTTCCTTTACGCAGACAAAGGAACAATACCACAATCATGGCTAATGGAACTCAAGCAAACCAAATGAACATTATGAAACTTCTGAAACTCAAACCGCAGGCACGTAAAGTTCTCAATCATCTAACCAAGCGTAAATCTATCAGCCCGCTCGAAGCTCTTCACGTTTACGGCATCTACCGGTTAGCCGCCTGCATTCACGAGCTTCGTAAGACCGGCATCCAGATTAACACCGTGATGAAGGCTGATGCCTCTGGTCATCACTATGCTCGCTATGAGGTGGCTGCGTGACATCTGAAGCAACCTTTAGCTACTCCGGCTTTGGCCGCGAGTTTAAAGTCACATTGAATGGTGATGACGCTGAGTATCTCCCGAAGCTTCTGATTACTTTCGCAGACTTCTTGCGAAGCTCCGGGTTCACCTATGTTGGCGTCAAAGAGATGGCTGACGGCTATCTGTTTCATAAGAACTACGACATGGACGATGATGAGTCATGGGGTGAAACCTATAACTCAGAGTTTTTCAACATGAGTGACGAAGAGATTCAGTCTGAAATCAATCAGGCTGCTGAAGACTATTGGGACAAGGCTGTCGATGATGCAGTAGCCGCCGAAGAGGTCGAAGCTGGCGACACCGTGTTCTACCACGGTCGTGGTGAAGGCGAGACGACGCTCAACGACCATGAGCAGCCGCAGGGTCACGGTGGCCGCACTGGCATTTCTCTTATCAACATGAAGGGAAAGGTTGTGATGGTCACGAGCAGCCCTGTTGGTCCTCGTGTCCTCGTCAAGTGGAACAACTGGTATGACGGTCACAACGGTATGGGTGATGACCCGAATGCTGTGATGAGCGCCAAGAACTACTGGTGGTCGAACGTCAATAACGTAGCCAAGAGCAACTAAACAATGGGAACCTTCGTAAAGCATATCGCCTGTGACAACTGTGGGTCATCTGACGGCAACTCTCTGTATGAAGATGGCACGACTTATTGTTTCGTGTGTAATGCTTACGGAGGTTCCTCAGATACCAACGGAGACACTGTGAATAATGGGAAACTACTGGAGCGACATAGCAGACTTTTACAAGGCTCTTACACCGACATACCTAAGCGACATCTACGAGAAGACACTTGCAGACGCTTCGGATACCAGACCGGAACAGATTCAAGTGGTCAACCCATACACATTGCTAACTATTGCGATGCTTCAGGGCGTGTTGTCGCTCAGAAAGTACGACGAGCCAACAAGTCGTTTGCTTGGGTGGGAGAAAGAAGCACATCATTACCTCTCTACGGTCAGCATCTATGGACCTCCGGTAAATCTGTCGTCATCACCGAAGGAGAAATCGACTGCTTGAGTTATGCCGAGGCTATGCCGAAGGGATACGCAGTCGTTAGCTTGCCTGATGGAGCACAGAGCGCACCAAAAGCTATAACCAAGGCTTACGAGTGGCTTTGTGGCTTCGAGAAGATTGTTTTGTGTTTCGATCAGGATGAGCCGGGACAAAAAGCCGCTCAACAGGTTGCAGAGATGTTACCTATCGGTAAGGTTTTCATCATGAGGCTTCAGCGTAAGGACGCTAATGATGTCTTGGTGAATGACGGTAAGGCTCCACTCACACAATCCTTCTGGAACGCTGCTGAATGGCGTCCAGATGGCATCATGAGTGGGAAGGAGTTCTCCAAAGCTCAACTGAAGGCTGCAACGGCTTCTGGCTACTCACTCCCTTGGCCTGTTGTAAGCGAACAACTTTACGGTATTCGTGAGGGTGAACTTACTCTCATTACCGCTGGCTCTGGAGTTGGCAAAAGCACCTTAGCAAGAGAACTGGCATTCCATCTACACAAGACGCATGGCCTGACTATTGGAAACATCTTTCTTGAGGAAGCCATAACTACCACAGCGCAAGCTTATATTGCACTTGATAACAACGTCAAACTAGACAGCCTCCGTAAAGACACGAGCATTTTGTCAGACAAACAGTGGGACAAGTCGATTGCAACCGTTCTTCATGAACGGATGTATTTTTACGACCACTTTGGTTCACTTGAGTCTGACAGACTTCTAGCAAAGATCAGATACATGAGATGCGCTCTAAAGTGCAATTTCGTGGTGTTAGATCACATTAGCATAGTCGTGTCTGGAATGACTTCGTCAGGTGAGGGTGAGCGAAGAGACATAGATGTCTTGATGACGAAGTTACGTTCACTCGTTCAGGAAACAGGACTTGGTGTTATAGCCATCGTTCATCTCCGACAACCAGACGGCAAACCACATGAGGAAGGTGGCAGAGTGACGCTTCGTGATCTGCGTGGATCAGGGAGTCTAAAACAAATCAGCGATACCGTATGGGCGCTGGAAAGGAACCAACAGGACCGTGAGAACAAGGACAAGTCAGTCATTCGTATCCTTAAAGACAGATATGGAGGACGAGTTGGTCCAGCGGATCAGCTTTTGTTCAACTGTCAAGGTCGAATGATTTCAGAAGGAGCCTTCATTGAAGGAGACAAAAACTCTCATTTTTGACTTAGAGGCTAATGGCCTCTTGAAGCAAGCTACCAAGGTTCATTGTATTGCAATCTGTGACGCTACTACAGGTGACGTATGGTCCTATGGACCTGAAGACATTGAGCGAGGACTTGAAGAACTCTACGACGCAGATGTCCTCGTCGCCCACAACGGTTCCACCTACGACATTCCGCTACTCAGGAAACTCTACGGGTGGAACCCTCGACCCGGTTCTCGGCTTATTGATACTTTGGTGGTGGCTCGTCTTCTTCATCCTAACGTTAAGGAAGATGACTTCAAGCGTATCGACTGGGACAAAAAGCTTATCGGAAGCCATAGCCTTAGAGCATGGGGACTGCGGCTTGGATGCCCCAAAGACGACTACAGCGGAGGATGGGACGCTTGGTCAGAAGAAATGGAAAGCTACTGTCGGCAAGACGTTAAGACCACCTACCGACTCCTGACGTTCCTGAGACCGTGGGAGTATTCGTCGCAAGTCCCTTTAGACTTAGAGCATCAGATAGCAACAATTTGTCATCTGATGCACGAGGAGGGCTGGACTTTCGACAAGAAGGCCGCTCAGGAACTCTATGTGAAACTGGTGGAACGGAAGGATCAACTGGAAAAACAGTTGGTCGAGAAGTTCGGTCAGTGGGAGGAAGTGGACAAGGTTCTAATACCGAAGAGGGACAACAAGAAACTCGGGTATCTGAAAGATGTTCCAGTAACGAAATACAAGACAGTAGTCTTCAATCCGGGGAGCAGAGTTCACATTGAGAAAAAGCTCAAAGAAGCAGGATGGGAGCCAACAGAATACACTGACTCAGGACGCGCAAAGCTGGATGAAAGTGTCCTTGGACGCATCCGGCAACCTGAAGCAGAACTCCTTGTCGAGTATCTCCTTATCCAGAAGCGCCTTGGCCAAATTAGTGACGGAAGTAACGGATGGCTTAGGTTGGTTGAAGCAGACGGGCGTATCCACGGAACCGTCAATCCGGGTGGAACAGTCACAGGACGAGCAACGCATCACTCTCCAAATGTTAGCCAAGTTCCTGCCAACAGGGCAGTCTACGGTAAAGAGTGTCGTGCTTGTTTCAGAGTTCCAGAAGGCTGGAAGCTCGTGGGTGCTGACATGGCGGGACTGGAGCTACGAACGTTTGCTCATTACCTAGCTGCTTTCGACAAAGGGGAATACGCCAAGATTGTTACTGAAGGTGATGTCCATACACACAATCAGCTTACAGCAGGTTTGGACACCAGAGACCAAGCGAAGACCTTTATCTACGCTCTGCTTTACGGAGCAGGCGCACAGAAGATTGGTCAGATCGTTGGTGGCACTGAGAAGGAAGGCAACCGACTGAAACATAAGTTCATGTCCGGTATGCCAGCCTACAGCAAACTAAAAGCAGCCGTGGACGCTTCTTGTTCCAAAGGTTGGATCAAGGGTCTCGACGGTCGCCGTCTGCACATAAGGTCATCCCACTCGGCATTAAATGTTTTGCTCCAAGGGGCCGGAGCGATTTTATGCAAGAGGTGGATGGTCGACTTCTTCAACTACATGACAAACAGCGGATACACCCACGGTTACGAAGGTGACTTTGTGATCTGCGGGTGGATTCATGATGAAATCCAAGTTGCAACTAAGGAGGAATATACAGAAGTGGTAGGTAACGCTCTTGTTCATTGCGCCAAGAAAGCTGGAGAGCCATATGACTTCACCGTTCCTTTGGACAGCAGTTACTCAATCGGAAACAACTGGAGTGAAACACATTGAAGATAGGAGAAGCCATTGAGTTGGCAATCTACTTATTCTTGATGATGGCTATAGCTTCCATCATTAACCTCATCATACTCGAAGGACATCATGCGCTCTTCGACCATTGACAAACATTTACTAGAAACAGTTCTCGAAGCATACAAACGGTCCTACAGCGTTCAATCAGATTACGCACGAGCCAATGCCGAATACGTCGCTATGGCAGCGTCGATTGGATACATCTCAACCAAAGTATACGGCAATGTTTTCTCTCGTGACTGGAGACCAACAGTCAAGGGACTAACGTGGCTCGAAAAGATTGGTGAGTCCATCAGCGACGATACGTGGACTGACGCACCCCTAGAACACGAGGCTGATGTTGAAGAGCCGTAAAGCCTTTGTTGTTCGTGTTGGCCAACAGTTCATAGGGCCACGCCATGCACACAGAGCATTAGTGTCCTTCGAGAAAGCAGAGCTATTCCGATACAGGGCTGCTGCTAAACGAATAGCTTACGCACAGAAAGCAGATGAAATCATGACAGTAACTATAGCACTTGAGGAGCCGACGAATGACCAGTAGCGCAAGTATTGAGGCGCTGAACTCAATAGACACCACTAAACTCGAAGAACTTGTCTTTAGCATCATCGAGTCGTTCGGAAATGGGGGATGTATTTCAGACGATGTAAGAGCACATAAGCCGGGACTTGCTTACTCTTCAATCACCGCGAGATATTCGTCTCTACTTAGAAAAGGGTTGATTACCCGAGGACCAGACAAAAGGAAGGGTATAAGCGGTAGAAGTCAGGGAGTAATGAGAGCAAAATGAATGTTGAACTAATAGACTACATGGGTTCAGATAACTCAGTAGTAGATGCAGCAAGAGTATCATTCAGTAAACACCACGACAAATACAGCGACGAAGATAACGCCAGACTAATCTCCTACCTGGCCTATAATAACCACTGGTCACCCTTCGCTCACACTTCGATCAGCCTCCGCATCAAAGCTCCAATCTTCATCGCTCGGCAGCTTGTGAAACATCAGGTTGGCTTTGCGTGGAATGAGGTCTCTCGCCGCTACGTTGATGATGAACCTGAGTTCTTCATTCCCGACTACTGGAGGAAGCGCGCAGAGAACATTAAGCAAGGGTCCACTAACGACCAAGTGTATCTCTCGCCTATGCTTGAGATGGAGACAGATAATGGCTGTGTGCATACTCCCGTTGAACTGTATATGGCAGCGAAGGATTGCTACGAGGCGCTACTGAAGATTGGCGTTTGCCCTGAGCAAGCTCGGATGGTTCTGCCGCAGGCTATGTATACCGAGTGGATTTGGACCGGCTCTCTGTTCGCTTGGAGCCGTATGTATAACCTCAGAACCGACAGTCACACACAACTCGAAACGCAGCAGGTAGCTTTCCTTATTGGTGAAGCTATTGAGCCTCTGTTTCCGAAGTCATGGAAAGCACTGACTAAATGACACGCAGCGACTTCATGCTGTTCTTGGTGTTCTTCTCGCTCATGATGCTGATTACAGGCTGTAGCACAGCCTATGACGCTATTGGGCAGATCGACACCAACGGCACCTACTACAAGTCAGACAAGAAGCAGCCTGCATACTGTCAGGTAACCAAGGGCAACATCACTTACTTCGTTCCCTGCTCCACCCTCAAACATGACGAGAACATATAAGAAGGAACTTCGCCCCTATGATTAAACTTGAGTCAGGATGGGCCATCATTGGTCATTCAGCCAATGAAACCACTGAACATCTCTACAACAAGCTCCGCAAGCATGACATCAAGCCAAAAGAGTTCATGCTCTACGGTGACATCAGAACCTTTGTGCGAGCCAATGAACTACCTGAAGACGAAGCCATAGCGTTTCACCATGGTCTGTATGTCGGAACAATCGACTACATTGATCCTTACATCAACGAATTTAAAAGGACTGACGGCGCATGAAGCCAACCCTAGTAGATAACTGTGAGCACTACTCTTACCAGACGCACAACTGCACCAAGTGTGGCCGTGGGTTACCTGATGTCTGTGCTGAATTTGAAGAAATGAGAAACGCAGCGAAAGCCTTTCATGAGCAGAATGAAGTTCTACGAAATAAAGATAGCAGTAGGACTGTTGGCTCTGGTGATGATGTTACTGACGATACTGTGGCCAGTGTGGATACCCCTGCTGTTCCCAAGCCCCGTGGTAGACAGAGAGCAGGAACTGCGTCCCCAAAGCGAGTGGCACAGTGAAGAGGACTTTACTGATTGATGGCGACGAGTTCTGCCATGTCTCAAGCGCAGCAGTTGAATACGAAGCGCACTGGGATGACCAAAACATCATTCTTGCATCAAATATAGAGGAGGCATGGGATGCCTTTCATGGACGCCTTCAAGGTGTTCTGGATGCTATTGAGGGCGAAAAGACTTTACGGTTCGCTTTCACTGGACCGGAAAACTTCCGCAGAACACTATACCATGATTACAAAAAGAAACGTGGTGGACGTAAGCCGCTTTGCTTCTCCGCACTCAAGCAGCGGATACACGAGAATTTCGATTGTCATACGGAACCGACCCTAGAAGCTGATGACCTCATGGGTATCTGGGCGACTTCAGGCAGCTTCGAGAATCCAGTGATTGTTTCCCAAGACAAGGACATGCTGACTATCCCAACCACTCTCTGGCGTGAGGGTAGTCTCGTAGTCACTGGTCGTGGTGACGCTGATTACTACTGGATGAAACAAACGCTCACCGGGGATACCTCAGATGGCTATCCGGGGTGTCCGGGGTATGGCCCTGTGACCGCTGAGAAGCTCTTGGATAACTTCACGGCACTTGATGGTGGGTTCCTGCTTGATGAGGCGTGGAAGGCTGTCGTTCAGCAATACATCAAGAAGGGTCAGGCTGAAGAGGATGCTTTGGTTCAGGCGCAGTTGGCGAGGATTCTTAGGAGTGGCGATTGGGACGCAGAGAAACGAGAGGTGAACCTGTGGACACCGACCTAATCGCACGGCTGCGTGGGAACGATATGCCTTGGTCTGTCAAAGACGCCGCCGACGCATTAGAGGCGCAGGCGCGACGGATTGTGGAGTTGGAGGAAGGTCTGAAATTAGAGCGCGATACCGGGACAAGGCTTTGGGAAGGTGCGCTTGCTTATATGAAAGAACGAAATGAAGCTCGCGCCCGCATCGCGGAACTTGAAGCCGAGAACGAAGAACTGAAAAAGGCAATTTCTAAACCGTGGATGGGTTCTGCCCGCGCCGCTTATCTGGGAGAGAAGGAATGATTGACGCTATCAGATACCACCTGTTCAAGATGAGCATGTGGTTCGCTAAGAAGCTGTGTGTTTGGGGTTCTACATACGACAGTCTTCTTGAAGCTGAATATGAAGAAGAGTGTTTTACGAAAGGATGGCCTCTTTGGTGACTCAATCCACAAAAGCACAGAGCACACAAATAGGTGGCTCTCATTACACAAAGCTGAAGATACAGCCCATGGAATACTCAATGCAAAACTCCTTGGGACCAGCGGAACATACCGTCATCAAGTATGTCACCCGCTGGAAAGACAAGGGTGGCGTCGAGGACTTGAAGAAAGCTCGACACACCTTGGACCTGCTTATTGAATACACGGAGTCCAGTAGTGACCAGTAAGGTAACACGTTTTCCTACCCAAGAAACACCACAAGAACTACCAGAACCCGCCCGCTTCCCTGATGCACCCACAGTCGAGTCAATGTTGCTCGGGAAACCTCTGCAAGCTCTCGTTCTACTCACAGTCAATACAGTCGGTGACGTAAGTCACTACATGGACGGCGTGACCACTGCTGAGGCTATCGGCATGTGTGAGATGCTGAAGCAGGCCATCTTCTTAGATGACATGGGATACAATGACTATGACTAGCCTGAACTTGCCAGAAGAAATCGACCGTCTATCCCTAGTCAAGAAGTTTCAATCAGCAGACCCCACGTATCCTAGTGACAAAGAGTTTCACTACACGTTGATCCGTGAGGAAATGAAGGAAGTAGCTGAGGCATACGCTGAGTTACTGAAAGAACTCACAGACCTTGAGTATGTCCTTGTGGGGGCGACAGCCAAGGGTATCCACGAGTATCCCGAAGACATCGTGGGAAACCTCTACGCCTTCGAACATCTGTATCAGGCTATTCCATCAGCAATCCTCAACGAAGCTTTCGTTCGTGTTCACAAGTCGAACATGAGTAAGCTGACTGACGGCAAGCTAGTGAAGCGTGAGGACGGCAAGATACTTAAGCCTGAAAGCTATGAACCACCCAACATGATGGAGTTAGTGTAACCTTGGTTTCAACACGAGCAGAGATTGTAACACGTAGAACTTACTCAAGACCCAAAGATACCCAAGGCACCAAGTTCGAGACTTGGAAAGAGACCATAGATCGGGTCATTAGTCACCAAAGGTGGCTCTGGGAACGAGCGAAAGCCAAACCTTGGGAAGAACCAAAGTCACTTACAGCAAAGGAAGAGGAAGAGCTTGAGAAATTACGGGTTCTCTTCGAGAGCCGCAAAGCGTTGCCGTCAGGACGAACACTGTGGCTTGGGGGAACTGAAGTCGCCAAGAGACGAGAAGCCAGTCAGTTCAACTGTAGCTTCCTGCGTATCGAAACTGTGTACGACCTGTGCGACAGTTACTGGCTTTTGCTCCAAGGTACCGGCGTGGGTTTCGAGCCAGTTGTTGGGACACTGAATGGTTTTAGTAGACCTGTAGAGCTTGAAATCATCCGATCCAAAAAGACAGACAAGGAGGACAAAGGCAATCCGAATAACGTCGAATGGTTCCGTGAAGGTATCCCGGTAGGTAAAGCTGAAGCACACATCAAAGGCGCTCAGTGGCACATCCGGGTTGGCGACTCGGCAGAAGCATGGGCCAAGCTTCCCGGCAAGCTTCTAGCCAACAAGATACCCTGCGAAAAACTTACTCTAGACTTCTCAGAGATACGCCCTGCTGGCACACGACTGAGCAGCTATGGGTGGATCAGCAGCGGCGATGAGCTACTCGCTGAAGCCATGACACAGATTGTTCGCATCCTTAACCTCAAGAACAATCGTCTCCTTAGTCGCATAGACATTCTCGACATCATGAACCTGCTTGGCTCAACCCTGAGTAGCCGTAGGTCTGCTGAGATTTGCCTTGTGCCTTTTGGTGACCCTGAGACCTATGACTTCATCAACGCCAAGAGTGACCTAGCTGCTACACCGTGGAGAACTCAGAGCAACAACACGCTTCTCTTTTACCACAAGCCTACACATGGTGAACTGACGAAGCTCTTTGAGACTATGGTTGCTAATGGTGGCTCTGAGCCGGGGTTCTATAACGCGCAGAGTGCGCTCAAGAGAGCACCTTGGTTCAAAGGGACCAATCCGTGCGGAGAGATACTCTTAGCGAACCACAGTTTTTGCAACCTAATGGAAATCGACCTGAGTGCTTTCAATGGTGCTAAGGAAGAACTCTATGAAGCTGCAAAGCTAATAGGCCGCGCAAATTACCGACAAACATGCGTCGTACTTACGGATGGCATATTGCAGCGGGTATGGCACGAGAACAACGAGTTCCTTCATTTGTGTGGTGTAGGCATCACAGGCATTGTCGGGTGGGAACATCTGATGGAGCCGAGGGAACTTAAGGAAGTCATGAAGGCTGCTGGTCGTGGAGCCAATAGCATGGCGACTGAGCTTCGGCTCCCGTTGCCCAAGGCTATTACCACAGTGAAACCTTCAGGCACCCTATCCAAAATCATGGATACGACTGAGGGTGTCCACAAGCCTCTGGGTCGCTACATCTTCAACAACATTAAGTTCAGCATCCATGACCCTATTGTGCCTAAGGCTAAGGAAGCTGGATACCGTGTGTTTGACGATCCATACAACAAGGATGCTGTCCTAGTGACCTTCCCTGTTGAGTATAGTGAAGTTGAGTTCACTGAGGTTGACGGTAAGTCGGTGAACATTGAGTCAGCCATTGAACAGCTAGAGAGATACAGGTGGACCATGGACAACTACGTGGAGCATAATTGCTCCATAACGGTGTCTTATGATCCATCAGAAGTCCAAGGCATCGTTAGCTGGCTCATGGACAACTGGGATACTTACGTGGGCGTCAGCTTCATCCTACGTAATGACCCTACGAAGACAGCGGCTGACTTAGGGTATGCCTATCTTCCACAGGAGGTTGTCACCAAGGAGACCTACGACGCCTACGCCAAGGGTCTTAAGAAGCTAAAGCTGGTGGACAGTCTGGAAGAGCTTCAAGACGAAGGGTGCTCTACAGGGGCGTGTCCTATTCGATGACTCTCAGTAGGAAAGAGCGTCGAAGGACGCTTAGAGAACAGAGGGCGGCGGCGGGTTTTCCTGCCGCTCCCCCTGCCCCACCGTCCCTAGTGACCATTCGTCCCATGACCATCAACCAGAACCGGGTGTTCAAAGAGTTCAACCGGGGGCAGCATCTGGTGCTCCATGGTTACGCGGGGACTGGTAAGAGCTTCCTGAGCCTCTATCTGGCCTTGCATGAGGTGATGGACAAGAAGACCTACAAGCGGGTCATCATTGTCCGGTCAGCAGTCCCTAGTAGAACTCAGGGCTTCCTACCGGGAACTGAGGAAGAGAAGGCTGCTGTCTATGAGGCTGCTTACACGGCTATTGTAGACGACCTGTTTGGCAAGGGTGGGACGTATAGGAAACTGAAGGACCAGAAGCTCATTGAGTTCACCACGACATCCTATCTGCGTGGGCTGACCATAGACGATGCTATCGTCATCATCGACGAGGTCCAGAACATGATAGACGGGGAGATTAACACGGTGATGACCCGAGTCGGTCAGAATACCCGAGTGATTATCTGTGGTGACTTCAGGCAGAATGATCTGGCTAACAAGCGGGAGGAGAGTTGCATACGGTCACTTATGGACACCGTGTGGCGTATGGCTTCCTTCAGCATCGTTGAGATGACCCATGACGACATTGTGCGCTCTGGGTTGGTCAAGGAGTGGATACTGGCCAGAGAGTAGTCCTAGATGACTCAGAGAAGGC